GCAAAATACTTATAACCGGTTGCTGTGATGCCTTGGTTATTGGTGTATTGAACTTCTCCATTTGGACCGGTCATTGATGCTATAGGGAAATCATAAGTGAACTCGCGGAAATCATTCCTATTTGCGAGAGATGAATAAACAGTATCATCGCGCTTCGCAAGTTCGATCCATGTCGTTTGAGTAAACGGCTGTCCGTCTTCGACATTTAGAATCTTTACCCAAATCTTCACATCTGTTTCTGGTGGTCTATAAGCAGTGATCACAAGCACCATGTCTTCAGCATCTTGATCTTCTGCCAGTGTGACAGGAAGCGAAATGTACTTGTTGATCAGAGCACCACCCGTCGCATTTGTTTCATTGTTCGTATTTGAGTTGATGATGCTGTTTACGTAAACCGAATGGGTTCTTCCAACGTCCACAACAGGCGATAGGAACTCTGTTTCCGTGGACATTGTGATGCGAACTTTATTGGATTGATCGCTTGAAAGTTCTGAAACCTCGCGGCTACGAGAAAGAACGGCTTGCTCAGTGTTGAAGTAATAGTTCTGTCCGTCACCGATTGGGAAATAGTTTCCTTGAACTTCTGTATTTGATGTGGTCTGCATTTCAAATGCCACATACGTTTTTACGAAGTCAAGGTAGGCAGGCTCAAGATCAATAACCGAGTAGCGAAGATTACGAATACCATCGACCGTTGCTGTATCACCAGACTGCATACCTGTAATCGTATCACCAAGGAAGAAATCGCCATTGGAGTTTACAAGGTCTATTGTTTTTCCTTCGTTGTAATAGAAGGTGTCTGGCTTATCGCGCCATACTGAAAGAATACCACGAGCGGATTCGATGCTCGAAATCACAGAGGTTAGACCAGAGTCTACCATGCTCGAACTATAAATCATGACTCGTTCACCTGTTTCGAATGTGTTATTCGCAACAGTGAAGACCGGCGTATCGGAATCATTGATGACAGTGCCGTTAGCACCTGTATTGGCACAGATCAAAATGTTGTCGTTTGCGATACTGCCTGTGTTGCCCGATAGCGTCAGTTTGTTATAGCCAATGATACCTTCACCGATGTTTGTGAAGTCAGTCGAAGTGTTGCCGAGCAACAATCTCTCAAATGGTTTATTTCCTAAAACGGCTGACCCAACTACCTCAGTATCAAATGATGCTCTATAGAATGTGATTTTCAAATCGACATCTGGAACAATATCCCAGTTCATATTGTTGTTCGTAGTGTAAAGCGTGCCTGTAAGCGGGCGAGAGTTATGCTTCTCACCGGTTGCAAGGTTCGTTTCTCCAAGTCTCGAAATCCAAATGTAAGTATCTGGATTGATACCAACAGTGTGAATAAGGAACGCATATTCTGTGTTGTTGTAGAGGAATACTGGTGCTGGGAACACAAATGTATGAGGTGTTGAAGCATCAGAACTTGTTACAATGTCGTCAGCATCGACCCATACTTCCGAAAATGGAACTTGGTTTCGAGTAATGCCACCGGCACTATTCATCTCACGTATCTCGACCCACATGCCAAGTGTTGGATGTTTGGCAGCAATGTATAGGTCCACCTTGGTCATAAACACACCTTCCTCGCCTTCAGGTGCCTTGATTGGCACTGAATAGGCAATACAAGATGGGTTATCAAGGTAGCCGATTGTTTTAGTTTGTCGTGATGTTTGTGAAAGGGCTTTCTCTTCGGAGATAACCTCACGAGTGGTGTATACCGTCTCTTGCTTCTGTTGTAACAAGCCATGAGAAACAAAGTAGGCAATGCCGTATGTGGATGCGTCTGCCAGCGAGTTTGTTGGGCTATCAGTAAGAATAGTTTCTTTGGTTCCGACACGGAACTTCTTGTCAGGTGCCAGTCTTATAGCAACCCAACATTCACCATTAGCATTGGTAACGATGTTATCGCCCTCATTAGCTGCTGGGAATACAGGGAAGTTATCGTGTTCTGCCTGTGTAAGAGGTGTGGTGTAATCATTCATATCTTCGCCATCGAAGAAGGCATATACACGAGTGTTTGCCTTCAAGCCTTTGGCATTTACACGAATGATCTGATCGCGAATGTAAGGAATGAGCGATACGTCAACAACGCGCGTTCCAAGAGTGACTGTGTTTTCTTCATAGGAATAGGATGTCTGAACACCAGTTCTAGTAACATCAGCGATTTGAGTTACGCGCTGGTCTCTAGGAGTGTTCGGATTTTGAATGATCTGGTGATTGATCGATGAGAACGTTCCACCATAGACGTAAGCATCTTTATCTCCCGAACGAACGGTTGTACCTGCTGTTCCATTATACTGAGCATCAACCACATAGCCGACAACCTTTGTCTGCCATTCGTTCCATGTTGTTGTGTTCTGTGGAAGGTTGCTGCCATCTGGTCCGATGGAAATAGCTTCGTCTTCAAGCCATTCTGTATCAACCCAAACATCTGTGTCTGGTGTCAGGAATAGCTCACCAATGAACCTATAGCTCGAAAGTTCGATGTTGCGATACGACGTTGCCACATTCTGAGTAACAAAGAGTGTGTTGCTGTACGGCAGTGTAATAAGATCGCCTGTCTTGACAACATTCGATCCGCTCTTGTAGTTGTAGAGAAGCGAATCCATTGTGTAGATTGGACGAATGCTCTTTTCACTCGGATCAACAACGATGCGATAGTCAACATGGTTTGTGTCGCCTAGAGTGTGATCAGAGAACGTATCAACAAAGATACCATTTTTGAAACGGTTTATTCCATCCTCGTCAATGATCTGCATATCGAGCGCAGACTTTTCAAGAAGGCTTAGTGCCGCGTAGTATTCAAGATTGATGATACGATTTTTGAGAACACCAATATCGCGCATCGTAAAGCGAATGTTCGAAAGCTTTTTGACGCTACAAGCAATATCAGGTCTTCTAAGCACCTGTGCGTAATTTGGAGCAAGAGACGGATATGGCGCGACGTAAATCGATGCCAAAACCATAAAGTTTTCTGGTGTAAGCGGTGTTCTGGGATCGGACCTTGGAATACCTTTCACAATGGAAACGTTTCCATCTTTATCCATAACAACAAGGTCGCGGCGACCATAGTAGAATGAGTAGTCAAATGTTGCCTGTGTTGATGGTGCGGGCAATCTCATGCCACTTGCTTCAAAAGTAAATCCTACAGACGATGTTGGGTTTGTATCCGCTCCACCAACTGTGGTGGCATCGGCAGCAACTCTCGCTTTAGCCGGTCTGAAGTCAATATAGTTGCGCAGATTGTACCTTGTACCAGTGGTTGGTGATGAGTAAATGGGAATATTTTCTGTTCGTATTGTTGTATTTGAAACGGCATCGTCATCGATAGGATAGGAATCGACGGAGAAATAACCACGACCAGTAGAGAATGATGGCTCAAACCAATCAAGCTTTACAAGCAGATAATCTGTCGCACCAAGGAATGAAGGACTCTTGGGTGTGATTGTTGCGAAATCATAGAACTGATCGCGTTGTCCGTTATCGAAAATGAAGTTGTCTAATACGTCTGTTCCCTCACCTTCAGCACTGAATGTGCTGCCCGTCTTCAATCTGATTTTTCTGATCTTATAAACATCGGGGAAGCCAAGGTTGAATGGACCTGTTGTTCCAGCAGTAGAGCAATCGATGATGACAAAGCGGTTAGGTCTTAGTGTTTTGTCCACCTCTTCCGTTGAGGTGTGGCTGATCTGATAAGTGACGGAAGCACTTTTTGTAGCACCAAAGGTCTCTTTCAAATCGAACGTCATACTTGTTGATGTGGTGGCAATCGTTCTATCTGTACCGGCATCAGAACCGATACCGGTCATGTTGACAACATCACCTTCCTTATAGGCTTTGAATAGAAGGTCTCCGGATAGCGATGGTAGTCCACTATCAACAGTCAAGTTTGTGTTGTCTGCGATTGCTGTGATGAAGTAAGCACGAGCATTGCCTTCGAACTCAAGTTTGTCGCCCACGTTCAAACGAGTGAAGAATGTGCTCGACCCAGTAAGTGCTGTTTGAGTCGCTGTAGCAGATACCGTTCCGGGCAGAGCAATGTTAGTGTCTTCGGCAATCGTAACGAGGATGTCTGTTTTATCTGAGTCTGAAATATCGGAACTGGTACCATATGGGAAAATCTCATCACCACTGGCTGAAACAGAGAACGTACCACCACTGGCAATGGTGACATCTTCTGTTCTCTTGAAGTTGAATGTCATATCAGCAGCGCCGGAACCATCTCGAATGGTTCGGACACCGGTTGTTCCGACAGAGTATAAAAGCACGCTTTCAGCAGCTTCTTTCAACGCAGCAACATTCGATGATAGAACAACGTCAGCACCAAACTTTCTTGTAGCTCCACTAAGATAAAGGCTTCGCGTGTTCGAGAATGAGTTTGTGCCGTTCATTTGAACATCGGTAAGATAGATGTTCACATTGCCTTGTGCTGTGCCGAGAATACCAGAGTCATACTCAATAGAGAATAACTTTGCTTCACCAATACGAGTACCAACAGCAGCGCCATCTGCCCAAAGGCGATTTGTCAATCGTTGGTTTGCTGTATCATACAG